GGGGGGGCCATGTTAATTTAACATGGGTCCCCTCCCAGCAGGAGTTACTAGCCCTGAGACTAGTCACCCCTATCCTCCTCTTCCAGTGAGGCGAGGTCATCTTGCTCTTTAAGCAAGACCTCGACCAGAACTGGGTTAGGCAAAGTGTACTTGATAAGCGTAAGCATATCAGTAACACTGAATTTTGAGGCGTCCTCCACCAAGTTTAGGTTGTAGCATTGTGCATACCGTCTAAAACTCTGTGGAGGTCGATCTCCCTTATACTCGAAAGCACCAAGTGCTTTAAAGTATAATCGGGGGGAGATATCCTCGGGAATGTCCCTGCCTTCAGCGGCCGAAAGATCGTCGTTGAATGCACGATACTGGCCAATTAGACCAAGTATCTTAGGAGATAACCCCGGGCCCGTGTTACTATACACAATTTGTCTAGTAACTAGGGCCGTCCGCCGGAAGCTACGGTGATTCAAGTCTAATGGCTTAGACCCATCAAACTTGAACAACCTCGCGTCACCGCTACGGACCATCCGCAACCGGGCCGCCGCATTTGCGTCGCCGGTCTCCAAGGCTCTCAACCATGCTTCCTCATTTTGAGTAAGTACGGAATTGCCCTTGGGCGGGAAAAGACCTGCACCACCCAGGTGCAAGGGCAGATAGGCAGATATGCCGTTCTTCCTTGCAAGGTATCCAATTCGCCTCACATACTTCCTAAGAAGCATGTTTTGTGCAAAATGGACTCTCGAGTGACCTAATCTACTATAATGAGTAGACAGGTACAAGAGAGGTGCAAACTCCCATGGAAGCTCTGGATGCCGTTCCGGCCCCTTGGGCGATACCGATCGACCCAAGGGTGTGAGCGCTTTAACAGACAAAAATTGTCTGTTAACGCGCAAACCATCCTTTGCTAAATGGAAGGCCTTCTCACAGAAAATACCTCTAGTTTTAGAGATAAATGATTTTGTATCATTTAAAAGCATCCCTGTTAATTTTAACAGGGCGCGCTTGTATTTCCTGATCAAGGCGATGGACCAGAGAGCGATTAAATCGTCTCCACATATATAATATGTGTCCCGATGAGCACCTATACTTTCACAAACGTACAAATGTACCAAGTTTAAGAACGGGAAGCTCAAAGGGATGCCCATCAACGTACCTCGCGTCATTTCGACGAAGTCGGATTTACCGGCTTGTATCCTACCCCCGCACACAAGTGCGGGATCGATACCGAGATACACGGAAAGGGACTCCAACAGCTCGCGACTAATTAAGTCTGTCGCTGCAGAAAGATCTGCAGAGAAAACGAGCCGGTTGGAGCGATTCCTTCCACCAAGAGGTAGAAAGTCGGTCTGACCCAATTGGGGCAGGCGAAAAGCTCGGCGGTGCATTAGCATCGCACGGAAGCTTTCGCGATATCCTTCGGAATGTGCCACTCGAAGTGCACAAGACCTGGATACCACACGGACTTTCCATCCTCTTTCCGCAAGAGGCACAGGGGTGGAGTCCATGACATATTCATGGGAATTCCATATGTGCTCTCTGAGGAACAGAATCCTCCTGCTTTCCTTTACACCGCTGGAATTTTTCCAACGGTTAGCAAAGGCTTCATTATCGGAATAATGAATATCAGTTTTCGACGTCTCCTTCAAATAATTTTGAAGTCGGTCGGCGTAGTATTTACGACGTCCACCGTTGAGACGGGATCTCTGAAAGCAGGAGCCCGGTGATTGCAAAGGTACCCTAGTTAATAACTTGGGCCTTTTCCTCCCGATGATCTTATCGATCACGCGCGTCTTGAGGGGAGAGACTTCACATTTTGAAGTTACTCTCTCGATCATTGGCGCGACCGATCCAAGAATGGAATCCTTTCCGGGCATAGGTAATGCTCGGGCAAGGAAAGATTTCTGGAGAAGGGACCTTTGATATCCCTTTTGGTCGATGCTGTGACGGCACCTCAACCATCCAGGCCAAAATGTCCTGGAGTGGCTGATTGACCTAGGGTCGTAAGATTTACGAACCCAGGCAAGCCGACAGCTATGAGCAAACTCTTTAGCTTGCTTCATAAACCCTTCGCAGTTGGTGAGGATTCGCCAGATAAGTCTGGAGACCCATGAGATTATCTCATGGATCTGATTGTGCCGTCCATTAACGGTATAATCCAAATTCCCACCAGCGAGTAAAACCATCGATGTCCACGCATCAATAAATTGATGCGAGACTCGTTTTTGGCCAACGCAATCGTGTTGGGCAAAAAGGGGATACTCCTTGCGGAAAACGGAAAGCCACCAGGCACATTCATTATGCATATGCTTAATGAGTGTCGGGGCAGACCGCGACTTGAGGCCCACGCCCCCCCAAAATTTGGAGGCTCGTACGCCGTACCTGCGTGTAAACCACACAGGCAAGTCAAAGGTGTCGTTCGATGTGAACGACGAAGGATTCTTTATAGAATCCAGCGGAGCGACCAAAGAGTTGCTTCGCTCCGCGTGATGCTCTTCCTTAATAAGGTTGAGTGCCA